GCGGATAGACAACCCTTATTGAGAATGGTTCCCATTAAGCGGGCATGATACACCCGACACGCCGTGTGCATTTGATATGTGTTGTGTGGTGTGGTACGCGGAAGTGCGCGTGGGATTGCGGTGCGGTTTTGGCGTGTCGTGTTGCGCGGTGTGGTATATTGAAGAGTGATAGTATAAACACCATTGAAAAAATAGGAGTGATTAAAAATATAAAACCCCGATAGGAAAACCTATCGGGGTTAATTGTTATTTGTTAGTTGTTAGTTGTGCTCGAATATATTCATATTGTATGCGAAATTGATAATACCGGCTTTTCCGGTTCCGTTTAGTGTGTCTATGATACTGAAATTCATTCCGTCGAATTTCAGTTTGAGCGGTGTGCTATCGTCAAGAAAACCCATAAGCATGGTCCATGCACCCCAGGTGTTTGATTTGTTTACGGTGGCGAAAACGTTTTGATTCCATTCTGTTTTATTGCCTCGGAATACGTAGGATATGTCTAGTCCGTTAATGAATACTGAGAGTGTGCCGTTCGTTACGCCCGGAAGTGCGACGTCTACGTGTCGTTCCACGCGTGGCATTGCGGTTGCGTTAGTTTGAATTGCGGTGGCTATGTATTGTGCGTATATTTCCGACCCCTCGGTATTGGGGTGTATGTCTGTCATTCCGCTAGCATAGTATAGACCCCACGACGGTGCATCCTTTACGGTTAGTACGTTTGCGTTGCGGCCACCGGCGCACATGACACCGTATTTTTGGCCGTCATCGTGTGTAGGCCATGTGTTGTCGAACATCATTGGTATAAAAACGATTTTTGAATATGGGAAATTGGTTTTAGCGTAGGTCAGTGCCGTTGCCACGTCGTTTTCTTTCAATTTGTTGTATGCATCATTGCGGCCACCGCCGATTACAACATATTTGATTTTAGTCTTATCGGTTGTCGCGCTGTTAGCTTTCTGCAATTGCTGTAGGAATGTCGTGCCGGTGATGAAACCGCTACCACCGATTGCGTAATTGTTGCATTTCAAGCCCAGTTTTTGCGCCGCTTTTACTATCATGCTGTCAGTTGTTGGGTTAGTTGTTCTGAAACCCTCGAAATAGCTATCACCGATTGCGATTAGCGTGTCTTGTGTGACCGGTATGTGTACGTATCGACTATCGCTTTCGTTTTTTGTGTAGGTATTGTTTATACGGTTTTTCAGATTGGTTGCGTTTGCTACGGTGTTCGCGCCTAATGCATTGAGGTTGTCAGCAGCGTTGTTCGCTGTTTTGGTTGTGGCAGCGAGATTTGTTGCGGTTGTGTCTATTTTGTTTTTGAGTTGTGTTGCAGTTTTGGTGTCGGTTACGCCTAATGCTGTCAGATTTTTGTTGTTGTTTTGTGCTGTTTCTAGTGCTTGCGTGGCTTTACCACCCGCAATGTTTGCGTTAGTGTTGATTTTGTATAGATTATCGTCGATAATGTCCATTGACGCGTTGTATTGATCAGTGAGGTTGGCCGCGTCGCCGGTTTGATATTTTTCGAGGTTGAAGTTGGTTGTGTAGTTGGTCATGTTAGTTGCCCTTTCGTAGGTTTGTAGGGTGGTTTATTTCTTCTTGTATTTTTAGTTGATGTATTACGCGGTCAAGCGTGCGCATTGCCGCGTTGTAGCCGTCGCGTAGGTCGGCTATGTCGCCGGTTTCGTATAGCGGTAGGTGATAGAACGGTGTTTCTGATGCCATGGTTTGTACGTCTTTACTCGGTCGGTGGGATTGGATAGCCTTCTGCGGTTTTTTTGAGCTTGCTAAGGTCGGTGACGGTGAATATTTCCGTTCCGATACGGTTTAATATGTGGTTGAGAGTGGTGCCAAGTGTTTGCGCGTTAGCTCCGGTTAGGCCTAGCGCTTTTATGAAGGCTGCTAGTCCGTCCGGTAACACGTTGTTGTTTAGCGCTAGGTCTGCTTTATCGCTGACGCTTTTTATTGCCGCGTCAATTTTATCCATTGACCCGTTGTATTGGTCAAGTAGATTTGCGGAATTTCCCGCTTCGTACTTTTCCAGTTTGTAATTCGTGGTGTTAACCATGATTTATCCTTTCATGCTAACGGCGGGTATTGTTCGCCGGTGGTTGGATTAGTGACGCGTGGCGTGGCGTCATCGAATATGGTAAGGTTGCCGATTGCGGACGTTTCGTCTGTTCGGTGCTCGGCTAGTTTGTCGGTGTTAATATCGGCTATTTGCGTGACGCGTGCGCCGTATACTGCCAATTCGCGATACAAATCGCGGAGCGCGGCCTTACTGTCAGTATATTCGCCTTTTGTGACATTCCATATTAACTGTGTGTCTCCTATGTGTTCGATTTGTTCTTGCAGTTGCGTTATGGCCGCACCGTAATCGTTTATGTGCGCTTCAATGTTTTTTATTCTTGTATCGTAGTCGTTCAATGTTTTGTTTATGTCGGTTACGATTTCGTCAAGATATGCCGTTATGTGGTCGATTTCGCACGCAATGTGCTTTATTATTTCCTCTTGGCTTTTAGCGTTCCAATAGAACGCGGGTATGGCGGGCGTGTACGGCCATACTGAGAAAAACGGGAGTAGTGGAAACATGTGTATTATCCTTTCAATAGTTGTTTATGTTTACCGTCCATAATGGACTAAAACAACTTTCAAGATGGTCAAGCAACAATACGTCAATATCGACGTATTCGCCGTTGCGTATGCGGTTGACCTTGTCCATGAAATCGCCGTTGGCGATTGTCTCATATTGGTTGTCGGTCGCGTTGCTTGCGTAGTCTTGGTTTTCGGTCAATTGCGTTGCGGGAAAATCGGAAAACACGGTGCGCATTTTATGCCATGTGTCCATATCGGATAGCATGACATCGGAATTGCCGTCAACCGCCGCGTACAATGGTTTCAGGGTCGGCATTATTTCAGCTATCAATCGTAGGAAATGCCGTTTCCATCGGCTTGCGGGCAATACGCCTAGTTCGCGATCATAGAAACGGTTTTCGATTTTCTTGCAGCAACGCACATATTGCGCGTCATCATAGGCGACGTTCCGCCATGACCACGCGGCATTGTCCCAGTCAACACCGCCCGGCACGTCAAGCAGTTCGCCAAACGTGTACGTCATCACGCCGTGGAAATCGTCGCGCGATTCGCATGACTGATAAGGATTTATGTTATTCTGCATTGTCATCGTCGTTCAATCTTTCAACGTCCGTCAAGTAAGCGTAGTTGCGTGAAACATTGTCTTCGTTCCATACAACCTGTATCGGTTCCTTGAGGTATTTTCTAAACCTTGTGTTGAGAATATCGCACGCGGCACGCCGTTCCTCCAATTCGCTGAGCGCGCGTAGGTCGCTCGGCTCCCCGTAATCGTTAATTTCGTCGGCTGTCTGCCGTTCCATTTTCAACGGAAGATTTTTAATGCCCAACGATTGATAGAATGCGTTCCAAGTGTTCTGAATATCGGTCTGCAATTCCATGCCGATATATTCGACATTGGTTTTCAGTACATTGGCTTTCATCGAATCGGTGAAACCCGGTGTCGTCATGATAGCCATTTCACCGCCTGCGATTTGCTTGATAACGTTGATACCCGCCGTCTGCTGCCCGGCTGGAACCTCAAGTATGAACGGCGTTTTCTGATTGAAACGATTCTGCCGCCGCGTCATGTACAAATCCTCTATTTCATGCGCGAAAAATTCAATCGTCGGAATGAGTGGCGTACGCGCACGGTTAGCGTAGATGAACACGCCATTGGAATTGTTAACCGGAAAACGCCAACCGTTGATACCGTAACTATCCCATTTCTTCGGTTTGTAATACACGTTGAAATTCGATGTAGTCACCGCTTGCGTGCTGAAAAACACTCCCGGCTTGCTATGCGGGAACGCGATTGTAGCGTAACCGAAATACAGTAGATTATATTCAAGAAACCACGCGTCGCAGGTTTTCGGCAGATTCAGCCACTTGAACCGAGATAATGCGATATTCAACATTTGTGAATACGCCATCGAATACGCTTGTGAATTGAGCGCTTCGGATTGCTGCCACATCGGTGCGCCGCGTTCGCCCATTTCCGTACGGGTCAACGGTCTTTTATGCGTGCGTTTACGTCCCATACTTTCCCACCTTATAGATTGTCGTGCACGAAGTCGCCGCCGACTTCTTCGGGTCTATTCCATATTGTAACACCGGAACTGAAAATATTCCTGATTGTCTGCAATTGTTCGTTTTGCGCAAGCGGGCATATCGTCCATATATCAACGGATTGCCAATACGTGAAATGCTTGCATGGCGTCAACGACGGTCGGTTGTAGAGTTTGTTGCTTGCGATGCCATAGCGCAACATGTAATCGCCTGCCGCCGCTATCGCGCCATTATCTTCGGTGACTATTTTCACGGTCATGGTGTCAAGCCCCGTCGCCTGGCTGAAGTTGTCGCCGCCATATGCTCCCACGGGCTGCGCGGCATGGTTGAGCAAGTCGCGCCATGTGGCATTCGCGTTTGAACGCGTGTTTATCATGACACGTTTCGCATTATCCACGCTCTGATTGCGTGACGCCGACGCATTCGCGTTCGCCGTGTTCGCGCTTGTGGCGGTCATGTCGGTTGCAGCGCTTGTAGCGTATTCGTTGTTACGGTCGGCCTGCGTGTTCGCGCGCGTTGTCACGTTGGTTGCTTGCGTTATTGAATGCTGTGTTTGTTCGCTGTTAGCGCGGTTTGCATTTTTCGCTTTCGTATTGGCGACATCGTTGGCCGTGCGGTTGAGTTCTTCGCTATTGGTTATGGCGACACCGGTATTGTAACCTTGCAGTGCAGCGCTGCCGATAGCCGTAGCACCGGCTACCACCGGTGACGCCGCGCCACCGGTGCCGATTACCAACGCGGCACCGGCCATTGTGCCTATCGCGCTTGCGACGCTTGACAACGCTTGTGTTTGAGACCCCTCTATAAATGCCTTATTCTGTAGCGTGTTGTCCTGGGCGACATCAAGATTTATCTTGATTGTGGCGGTGTTTAAATCATCGTTCTGCCGCGCGGTTGAATATGTCAGATTATCAGTACGCACACTATTGGACTCGTCTTTCACCGCGGTGTCACGCTGATTAGCACGCGCCGTGTTCGATACCGCTGCGGTGCTGCTGCGATACGTGTTATTTTGTGCCGTGTTTGCCGAACGTGCGCCGTTTTCGTATGAGATAATGGCGTTTTCGCGTGCTTGCGCAACTTCTCGATTGTATGCGTCGGCGCGGTGCGCGTCGATTGCGCGACGCTGTAAAACGTATGTCGGTATGTCGTGTGATATGAGTGTTTTGAGTATGTCCGCGTTCGGCACGGTGGCGGTAATGTCAGTCCCATTGATGGCGTCAATGCTGATAGACGTATTGCCGTCGCTTCCAATGCCGTCAAGCCATGCGATCTGTCGCAATATCGGATAGCTAAGGGATGTGACTGTCTGTGCCGAGAGTTGTCCGCAGTCAGCGATTTCCACACGGGTTTTATTACCGATATTGTCGGATATTTCGAGGTGCGCGTAGGGTGCAAGATATAGTCGTGTTATTTGAGCGTACTCAGCGGCATATCCGAAATCGTCGATAGTCAAATCAATATCGGATAGTTTTGCCCGTGCGCCGCTGACTGTATACCATTCGACACCGTTCACGCTGATACCGTCACCAAGTCGCATCATGTTTGCGGTGGCGACGAAAACCGCTGTAATCTGCGACATGATATGCGGATAATACGCGAAAAGCGTATCGAAATAATCGCCCGAGATTTTGGACGATTCGAGCGCATACATGGTCACGTTGCTTGCGGTGAGATTGTCAACGGAATTATACGACGTGCCTACGCCGGCGACGTTTGACGTATAAACGTTTCCGGCCCCCCACGAAAAATCCGTTACCGTGCTGTCGTTATTGCTGTATGTCGGATTACTGTCCGTGATGTTCGAGCCACGCGTGTTACTCATAGTTTGCAATTGTTCGGGCGAAAACGTTGTGGCCAAACAAATGTATCTTGTGCCATTTTGCAAGTTAAACGGCATACTTTTTCTAATGTTCGCTGCTGCGTTTCCATAGTCAACGTCGGGCAACGTAAAATCACGGCAATTCGCACGTGGGTTTTTCAATAGCTCTTGCGGTGTCGTTTCCGTCAACGGTGCGTGCCCTCGTGACAACAGTAAACCGTTGATTGTGGTGCTGTTGATATAGTCCGTCCATACGTCGCGCATGAGTATGCATGCTGTCGTGTTCGGTGCTTCCGCGCGTACGGAAGTAATGAAAAAATGATAGCGCGTCTGCACGTCGGTTTTTTGATACGGCGTATTGATAATGTCATGTGAAAAGTCAACGACAATGTAATTATATTGTTGCGCCGTCATGTAAGGCACCGGCAATTTTATGCCGTCCGCGTCGGCACGCGCGATATACATGTTCGTAGTCAGCTTGACGATTTCGCCGTCCAGTTTGTCAAACCAAGCGTCCCTGGTAGTGTCATCGAGGAATTTCACTACGTCGTGATAATCATCGTACCAATTCACACGACACAGCTTGATTACCGTGTTTGGCGTCCAAACATTGTAATCGAAAACGTTGCGGTACTGTCCGTATACGCGCGTGTCCGTATCGGGGAACGTCGTTGCGTTTTGCAGATGTGGGAAATCCATATCGCGCCCTTTCCTATATACGAAAAATGAGTGGTGCCTCACATGAAACATCACTCATTTTATACCATAGTCGATTTCAGACTATTCGACGGTGAACGTGCATGTCGCGGAATGTTCCGTAGTCTCGCCGTTCGGATTGACATACGTAGCGGTGCCCGTCACGGTAATGACATCACCGGCCACAAGGCCGTCGCGCTGCACGTGCAAGCGCGCTTGATCATCCACGAACGTATTGACGTTGAGGTCGAACGCCGCACCGTGCGCGTCATCACCGCTTGCGGCATGGTTCGCCGCAACCTCGTACGTCGCCGCGTTCGGTGCCACCTGAATGGCGGTGCCGGTCGGCGCGACGGTGGCGGTGAGCTTCGGCGTGAGCTGCATAAGGTCTCCCGCCTTGACGGTGCCCGTGGTCGGAGTCAGAGTGAAACCGGTCACGGTCTGAGTCACAACCTGGATGGAAGTGCCCGCATCGGTGGTGAACAACGCGCACGGAGTGAAAGGCGACACGCCATAGATGCCCCAGTGATTGAGATACAGCGTGTTGGAAACAGTTTGCGGATTGTAGAACTGCGTGGTGCCATACATGGTGTCCCGTACCTGATACCAATCGGTAGACACAAGCAACGCCACCGCGCCATCGATACCGAGGCTCGGCACCTGAACGATACGATACGGCACGTCGGCCTTATCCAGCTGGAACACAGCCGACAACGCGTCAACATCGAGCGAAGCGAGATATTCCGGTTCGACCAATAACACCATCTGCTGCGGGTTGGCGTATGCCGGAATGTCGGTGACGTTAAGCGCGTTGTACTGCGTTGACGGGAACTGCATGCGTCCCGCGGTCGCACGCAATGCCTTAAGCAACGTCTTAGCGGTGGTTTCATCGCTCGGCACCGCGTCGAGATGCACCTTGTAGAAACCAAGATTCTGTTCGTAATGACGAATCAGCGCAAGCATGATGTTCATTTCATCGTAATTATCACTGTTACGTGGCGTTTCCATAATCTGCGCAACGAAACGGTTCAATCCGAAATCATCTACGAACGCCTGGCGCAATTCGTCATCGGTCCATGAAATCGGGTATTGGTCACGGCGATTCATTTCATAGAACCATACCGCCGCTTCGGGGCGGTGCATTTTCAGCAAATCTTCCGCGTCATCCTTGTAACCGTGCGCTTTAATCCACTTGACGGCGATTTCCTGCACAGTCGAACCCCAGTACAAGTTTTCCTTTTTGAAAATCGACAACGGATTTTCAAACGGTGCGTTCTGCGCCATTACAGTAAGTCCGATACGATTGACCATGCTCCAAACACAGTCGTTTAGATATTGGCGGTTCATCGGGTCGAACAAGTAGCGCATGGTGTTCGCTACGCTTGTCTGCGTCGCGCTCGGAATACGCTGCTGATAATCGTCCGTGCCCTTGGTGCGCACCTTATCCAAAATTGTCGCATTGTCTACAGCCATAATATTTTCTCCTATCGATTAAAGCGTGTAGTCAAGATTTTCCAAGTCTTCCGCCGCCGCTTGCGCGATTGCTTCCGCAGCGTCATCGTCGTTTTCCTTGATGGTCGCGCCGTTTTCAACCATTTGCGCGACGGAATCGGCGAAATTGTCATATATGCCGTCGATTCGTTCGCTGATTGCGTCCGTGCGATCACTGATTGCGTCCACCTTGTCCAGCACATCACGCAGCATGTCGCGCAAGTCATCGAACTCGCCCACGCGGTGCGATTCGTCGGGGGTGAGGTCATCGCGTTCGGCGGTGTCCCTTTCCTCGGAAGTTTCGTCATCCATTATTTTTCCTTTCATATATGAAAAAGTCGTACCGGCGAACGAATACCGAACCGGCACGACTTAAGAATAACATACTTGCAACATGATTCACAACGACGAACGGCACGCTTTTCCCTCACGGCCATATCATTGGCGGAGTCAACCGTGGTTATCAATGATAATGTTTTATCGCCCTCGTTACGACACCTTGCGTATGCCGTGTTTATTTTACGCCAAAATTTCTGAGCATTTCGCTTACGGCGTGTTGCGTTTCCACCATATCATAGCGCAGATAACCCAGCGCGTAATATGACGTGAGGTTTCTAATCAATTCCTTCGCCATGTTCGCAGTAAGATAGTTCAGCTTATTATCGTCCCTTGTGATGGCGAAATACGGGACGTGCGCACCACCGTCGTATTTCGAGGATACGAAGACGTATCCACAACGCAAATCAACATAGACACCGTATTCATGCCGCAACCATCGGAAAACATACGTAAGTCTTGCATGACCGTGCGGCTTTTCGATAAAATCGGTGTCATGCCGTTTGAACCTATTTTTTGCGGTCATGTCATCGTTGTTCTCCAGCATGCGACCCGACACGGTATTCTTTGTTTTCTGCTCGGCGTACGCGTCATCCCGCACATAGTCGAACAGACATGTTTTCCCGCCCAGCCATTGCAAACCGAACTCGGGTTCCAACGGCACATCATAATGTTGGAAATACGGATTGAAAGCGTCGCAAGCATTACCGAGCAGAAATATCCTCGGCTTGCGCAGTTCCGTATCGTCAGCACGTTCGCGCGTAACGGTATCCACAAGTTTCGCCAATTGCTCGAACTCATTTTTCAAATACGTGTGATACCTATCATCGTTATCAATGATAATTTCATCCATGCAAATATTGCGTACGTTAACGTACGTGCTTTTCTTTTTCTGCTGCTGCAACGACAAAGGTATAAAATACCCGATTGTTTTCCATTCGTTTTCTTTCTTGCCGGTTTTCTTTCTACGAATTTCGGCTATTTTATTGGTTGTCCGAAATTCATAATCAGGAAAAATATCATCTTGCACAATACGGCTGAAATAGTTCGCCGCGACGTCGTTGTTTTCCTCACGAAAGCGTGTCACTTCAACGAAACAGTACCCGTTTTTTAAATAATCCTCTATCATGTATTTTCGCACACCGTAAGTCTTACCTAGGCCACGTGCGCCGATAATCATGTTCACATCTGCGTTTCGCGGTAATATCAACGTCTTGAGTCGGTCATAATAATATTTCGCCATCAATACTCACAATCATAGGTCTGCCATCGCGTACGATAAGCTCGCGCGGTGTCGTTTCCACATTTCGATTATACACGCGTAACACGTACGCTAGATTCTCGCCGTTTGCCTGTTTGTCCGATTCGCCCAGCCATCTACCGGACGGATACAACGCTATCGCTTCGGGCGCGTCAACATGGTACGTCGCGCCGCGATAATCGGTGACGGTGCCGACGTACCTATCCCATACACGCGGTCGATTGCGTTGTAACGTGTGGCATATGTCATAATCAACTAACACATCATAGCCGAGCGACATTTGTACGGTTTCCGCGAAACCGTGCCCCGCGCGTATGACATTGGCCATAAAATCTTCTATGGTGTACATGCCGTCCGGACGCGGAAGTCCCGCACAAGTGACATGCACCCGCCCGCCCGTATCCAAACTTACACGCGCTTTATTCCACAATTCCATATGCTCAACATAACGAGTTGTACCGCCGCAATCTTCCACTTCAAATTTTCCGATATGTTCTAGCGTCGATGCCATGTCAGGCGCGGTATCTCTAACGCGTCGCATGGTAATGTTGATAGCGTTTTCTATTGCGGTGTGCAATGGTTCGAGCGCGTTCAAAAGTTCCATGTCAGATACATCATTGGCGCAACTGATTTTCAAACTGTCAGTATCGCCGCCCGTGACCGTGATGCGATCACCAAAATATCGATATAGCAACATCATGGCTATCAGTAAGTGCATTCTGCTGCCCGCAACGATTCGCATACCGTATGTGTAGAGCACGCGTGGTGTTTTCGGGCGTTTTTTCGTGAAATTCTCGGGAGTACATACCGTGGTTTTATCAACTTCAAGCTCGCCGGTTTCCGTCACGCGATAATCGGCTTTCATGACGTCTTGCGCCTGAGTGCCGTAAATCCCATTGAATTGACCTTTCACGGTGCTGCCATAGTATGATTGCAAAAATTTCACGCTCAACGTACCCGTCCTAGCGTCACGCGCGATTCCTTCGGGTATCGAATCGGGTATTTCATCCACGTACGCCGTCCCCTCATGATAATGTTTAATCAGATTTTTCACATCGGTTTTTCGAGCGAAAAGCATATTAGATTGTAAAGTCACGTAATCGGGCGGAATGATTGTCTTAGTGGTACCCTCCCCATATAAGACGCGCATTTCATCGTACTCATATACTTGCGCCACGTTCCATAATTCAATCTCGTTAACGTGTAATATGCATTCATCCGCACAATACAGTTTTCCGAAGGCATATGTCGCGTTAACCGCGCTATCAACGTAACCATGCGCCCTAATGCTGTTTTCCTGTGTTTTCGCCCTCTCGTTATTGGCATAATCCGTATCCGCTTGCAACGTCTTTACGAATTTTGAGCGCGGGCAGATTGCAATACCCCACATGTCGAAACATGTGTTTTTACGTAATCTGAGGCTCGTAAATCTCACAGCAGCGTGTACACCCGTTCGGAAGGGATCACTGTAATTGGCCAATACGTCTTCAAGTGACGTGTTAACGATACGTTCGCACGCCACTTGCAGAATATCCGAAGGTATAGGCGCAAACTTCACCGGCAATCGACGCCCATTAATGAAAGCATGATGCATTGACGTTACATCCAGTGACGCGACGTTATCCACTACTACGCTAGCGGTTTTCGCGCTCGTAAAAGTCAATCCGCCACGGAAACACGCCTTACGCAACGCATAGGACTCATAGTTTTTCGGAAATTCCTGATTGCACGTCATCTCGAAAGCGTGTTGCAATGTGATTTTCTTACCGCCTTGCAGCGTGACGCGCCGCCCACCAATCTCACGCCGCGCCATCTGCCGCACAAGCGAAGTCTTGGTAAGCACGCGGCAACCCAACATGTCCGGCGTAAGCCAATGATTCGCGCGCAACAGCCATTGCAAGTATTGGGGTATCACTTGCACATCGCGACGTGCGTAAAACAATTCCTCATCGGTCAGTGGCGTTTCGGGCGTGCGTACAAGCGAATAATCCCAGTCGCCCACCGCTTTCGGCAATCCGCATGTTTCGCCCATTGCACGAAGTCCGCCCATTTCGAGATAGAACGTGTCCCAAAAACGGCACACCACGTCATTACCTACATACAAGTCAAGCGTATACACGCTAGTTGCCGTCTGTGCGTTAGCGGTGATCGTATACGACTGCGCCAATTCCAACATGAGAGTATGCATGTCGAACATAAGGTTATAGGCCGCGATTATCGGAATAAACCCGTGCGCACGCCCATATTCAATAAGATTGTCAATATACGCTAGCGCTTCGGACGTGTGACGGTAAAATCGTACATCGTCCGTATCGGGAGTGTACGATTCCAGCGGCGTATTACGCAAATCGTTGAAAATATACAATATCGGGTATGCGCGCGTTTCGGCACCCGTGCCGATATTCGTTGTTTCGGTGTCGAATATCGCCGCTACCTTAAATTCCTTGCGTTCTTTCATCGTATCACGTCGGGTGAAACCGCTAGCAGCCATATCGGGCTTCCACCGTCAACGTCCGTGTAATCCTCCAATTCGCCCGTATGCATTTTCATATTTTTGGCGTATTCCAACACCTTTTCGTTTCGTTCCATGATAGTATCAAAAAGTTCGCTGAGCGAATCAGCGTCATACGCTTGCATAATGGTTTCTAATCGTTTGTTCGGCGGAACGTTCGATTTCTGCCATATGTTTTGTGTGTATCGCCAAAACACCTTGACTTTTTCCCGTCCGAGGTCGCCCAACGCGCTCGGCATTCCCTTGGACGCCATGCGCATTTCCTCGCGGAAAATGCTGAACGAACGCGCACGCTCCCTCGCACGCCCTTTGCCGCCGCGTACCTCGCTCACCTGGCGCACGAGTTTATCGGCGGTTTCGTTCGCACGCTGATACAGTTCGTCACGCATGGCAGCGTTACGGATACGGCCAACATACGTGTTTTTCATCTGCGTTTCAAGTCGCTGTATGTAAGCACGCCGTGCGTTCGCTTCGCTTTCGGGCATGGTGTCGGTAATGCTTTTTTTCAGACTGTTTATAGCGCGGCGTACGCGCTTGCGTTTCGCGGTCAATACGTCCGCTTGTTTATGCGCTCTAGGCATGTTCGCCACCTTATAAAAAAAAAGTGCCATAGCATGTACGGCACTTTTGTTTCATTCCGAACTACTTGATTTCAAGCGATTTCGTGGAACGGCCACCGTTCAGCGGGGTTTGCTTGACCGCGACGATGATGCCGTCCGGCGCGTTGAAATCGGGGAACATATCGTAGATATCCAATACGCTACGGTAGATACCCTGCGACTGACTGAAATACGTATTGCCGTCTTTTCCGAAAAGATAGACGTTTGCGCATTTCTGACCGGTCTGAGAACGAACACCTGGCGCGATGTAAACGCCGATAACCGTCAATGGTTCCGCGCCGCGTCTGTTCAACGACAATGCGCTGTTACGTGCGTTGACGATGGCGCGTTTTCCTTCGAACGTGCTGTTGTCCATCGTGCAAATATAACGATAGTTGCCAGCGGTGTTCTGTGCGGTTTCATTCACGGTGGTGTCGTTCATCTGTTCGTTTTCCTCGTTCATTTCAATTCCTTTCAGAATTCAATATTGTTATCGTTTTCGGTATCGGTGTCAGTTACGTCAGCTACGACATGTTCGGCGTGTTCGACGAACGTATCAACGTCCATGACATACGTGTTCTTGTTTACGGTAATATCGTCAACCAACACGTTGACGATACCGGCGTCCATAAGCACCTTGACGGCCATTCCAACGTTACGAACGTTGTCGTTAGTGTGGAACGTCTGTGCCACACCGTCCCGATCATAATAGCTTATGGTGCTGTCAGCGATTACTTTACGTATCTTTCGCATGTTTGTTATCCTTTGTATCTGTTTTTTCTGTCAACCATTTTGGCGACATAAATATTTATATAGCACAAAAATCGGCGTGCGCAAAAAAACGACACGCCGATTATTGATATTGATTCTCAATAACGCAAAATCTGACCCGGATAAATCAAACTCGGATTAGATAAACCGTTAAGCGACGCGACACGCGCCCAATCACCGCCGAAAATCGACCACAAAGACTCACCGAACGCAACCGTATGCGTACGCGCCGTATCCGGTTGTGCAACTACGCCACCGCCATAACACACGGTTTCACCCGGATAAATCACAGCCGGATTGCCCGACCCATACCCGTGCCACGACTGCCACGGCAACAATCCGGTGCGCACGGCAATACCCGACAACGTGTCACCCGACGTTACCACCACGCAAGCAGACTGCGCGACATTGCCACCGGTGTTCGTTTCCGGCGCGGACACATTCGCACCGTCACCATGCGCGTATGCATCCCACTGCCAGCGTTCGCCCCTGAAATAATTCAAATCCAAACGTCCGGCATACCCCGACACATAACCGTTCGACGTGTACTGCCGCATGGCTTCACCATACGCGCCATACAGCCACGGTGTTTCCTGATAACCGGTGACAGCCATTGACGCATACTGAGCAACCCACACACCGCAATGCTCCCGCACATACGAAGTAAGCTGCCCCAGCGCTGACGCCTGAACATACACAATCGGCCACACCCGCATGCGATCATGCACATGACGCACCCACGTTTCAACCCACGCGCCATTACCAAACTGCGGATTATCCTGAGACTCCCAGTCCAAAACAAGCACGGCATTTCCAACGTACCCGCGCACGTTATCAACGAAAAAATCAGCTTCCGCGTTCGCGTCATGCCCCATCGCGTAATGATATACGCCGATGCTTTTGCCGCTATCCACTGCACGCCCCAACTGATAATTCGCAGCCTGATTCACACCGTTGACCAGACACATGTTATTGAAACCGCCGACCCCCCATGTCGCACCCGCCACGACGAAATCAGCGTCAAGCGCATACGTATCAATATCACACTGCCAATTGCTCACATCCACACCGCGCATATCCGCGCTGGCAGATGACACAAAAAGCAAGGACAATACGCACGCCACCACGCTACGCCATATTCGCGTCATCATTATCCCCTTTAGTATGCTCAAGCAATGCGATAAGTTCTTCCGTCAGCACATTATTCTTAGTCATCAAATCATTAAAATCACTGAACGTCGTGGCGATAAACCACGCCATCCCGCAACACGCGACAATCGGGAAACCAACACTCCCGACAACGGTTACAATCGAACTAATATCCAATCAAAAACACCTCACAAACAAAAAAAGGTCATGACACATCAAACGACATGCCATGACCAAATATATCACAATCACGTAGCCTATCCGAGAATTGAACCCGGCACGCACATTTTATAAGAATGCCGCTCTAACCACTGAGCTAATAGGCCAAACAACACTATATCACATCAAACGTCACCCCTTCGCACACCCGCGCGCATCCTAGCCACCTCACCCGCATAATGCGACATGACAAAATCAAAACAACCCGCGCAATCCACTTTCTTACTCCCAGATGCAAACGCAGACGCTCTATTATCATGTCGAATACTCTTACACAACGAACCGACAATATAACCGGTGTAATTAATCCTACGCATAACGGCCACCTTTCTTCTCAATCACCGAGTAATAAGATAGCCTAAACAGACTGCACCCGGAACGTGAAACACGCCATCGTCAAGCACGTCCCTAAGCCCGTATGTATCAATGCAATCGACAAACCGAAGTTCCATCAAGCAATCAGACGCAATATCAACGAAATATACAAGCACATCGTAAATACTATTCACGTTAAAATCGATTGAATTTGACAATACTTTAAAATTCATGAAACTCATTTTATTTTTCCTTTCATCGAAACCGACACCTATATAATACCACACCGCGCAACACGACACGCCAAAACCGCACCGCAATCCCACGCGCACTTCCGCGTACCACACCACACAACACATATCAAATGCACACGGCGTGTCGGGTGTATCATGCCCGCTTAATGGGAACCATTCTCAATAAGGGTTGTCTATCCGC